GGCCTTCGATCTGCCGTTCTTCATGTTCGACGAATCGAACGGGAATTTCGTCAGTTCACGCGGAGCCTGGCTGGCCTACGAAAAGGCCTGTGTGTCCAAGATGGACAACATCCGCGAACTGAATCGTCTCTATACGCTGTGGCGGACGGCTCGCTGGGCTCTGCCGAAATCGGCTGGCGGTACTGGCGAGATCACTCTGCCACGATCAATCCCGTTCGAATGGATCCAAGGCAAATGGATTGCACGCGGAACACCATGGTGGAAACCTGAAGAAGAGATCACCACTGACCTGATGCTGGTCGCCTGCGGTTCGATGACCTTGCAGGAAATGTGCGACAAACGCGGCTTTGGAATCTGGGAAGACAACATTCAGGATCTTGCCAAAGAACTCGACATCGCACGGCAGGCCGGACTCGCACTGGTCTTCAATCAAGGCAAGCTGCCTGTGTCACTGAGCTTTCTGAAAGACGCAAAGCCACAACCGACAACCCCCGTCGCAGCCGTCTGAGTCCGCGATTTACTGAACACTGAAAACTGAACACTGAAAACTCCCCTGCCCATGCTTTACCTCGACGGCCAAATCTGGAGCATCCACCCGATGGCAATTGCCACCGCTCGCGATGCTGCGCAGAAGTGGCGACTGGAAGCGGCGGAAGATCAGGACAAGGGCGAAGAGAAGAAGTCAAAGCGGAAATCAAAACGGAACGCCGCAAACGAATCCTTCGGTCTTATGTCTCGATCGCTGTCCGTGGACGAAATGCCCATGGAGATGATCAACGGCACTGCCGTGGTCACCATCAGCGATGTGATTGTGAGCTGGTGCAGCTACTACTTCACCAGCCATCCGGCTCTGCAGCAGTGCTTCAAGTATCTGCAGCAGTACAAGCCACAGAACGGAGCTGTGCTGCTGATCGATTCGCCGGGCGGCATGGCCAAAGGTTCTGCCGAAACGATCGACGCGCTGGACGCTCTCCAGGACGCAGGCGTGAAAGTCACCGCTCAGGTGGCAGGCGGATGTTTCTCAGCCGCGTACAAGATCGCCTCTCGCTGTCGTGAAGGCATCTACGTCCATCGAATGGATGAAGTGGGCTCGATCGGCACGAAGATCATTATCGACGACGCCTCAGAGCGGTACGCTCAACTGGGCGTCAAGCCTGTGGCTGTGACGAACGAAGGGGCCATCTTTAAGACGCTCGGCGAGCCCGGCCTACCGATCACCGATGAGCAGATCGCATTCCTGACCGAGTACACGCAGCAGATCTTCGGCGAATTCAAACGCTGTGTGATGACCGGACGCGGTCTGACTGAAGAACAGTTTTCGGCTGTCAGTGACGGCCGCTGGTGGCTTCCGGATGAAGCCAAGGCTTTGGGGCTGATTGACGGAGTTCGCACGACAACCGAAACGCTGGCGAGCTTACAGCCAGCAGCACGATCCATTTTTCTGAAAGAGGAATCTGACATGTTGACCGCCGCTGAAAAGAAGGCCGCTGAAGAAAAAGAGGCCGCTGAAAAGGCTGCTGCTGAAAAAGCCGCTGCCGAAAAGGCTGCCACTGAAAAGGCGGCTGCCGACAAGGCTGCTGAGGAAAAAGCCGCCGCTGAAAAGGCAACTGCTGAAAAGGCTGCTGCTGAGAAAGCCGCTGCCGATAAGGCGACAGCCGAGTCACAGGGCCAGCTCGGCGAGCTTGCCAAGTGGGTGGAGAAGTTCGGAGCCGAAAACGGCACGAAGTGGTTCCTCGAAGCGGGCTGCGATTACACGCAGGCACTGGAGCGACATGTCGAACTCCAGAAGAAGCAGATCGAAACCGTCACGACTGCCAGTCAGGCCAGTGAGAAGCTGCTGAAGGAAGTCGGCGAAAAGCTGGGCCAGTTGGATCCGCTGAACCTCGAAAAGAAAGCCGCCAAAGAAGAAGCAGGCGGAAAGACGGCAAAGGAAGGCATGACTCTGGCTGAGATCATGTCGGAGCGCAACAAAAAGTAGCAACGCCGCTGAAGCGGATGCGATTCACTGCACACTGACGACTGAACACTGACAACCTTTTCTGAAAGAAAACCATGGCCGCTTACACTCTCGCCAACATGCTTGTCCTGAACGACAAGAACCTCGCTCCCGTTGAAGTCAATCAGTTGCTGGAAGCCTCGCCTCTGCTGCTGTGGCTGGCTGCCACGATCAGCAGCAACGGCGAAAAGCACAGCTATCTGGCGAAGACTGGTGCACCGACTGTTGGATATCGAACCGTCAACACCGGTCTCGCCGCCAGCGTGGCGACTCGCGTCAAGCGTGAAACTACACTGAAGCTGCTGTCTGCGAACAGCGAGTGTGACCGAGCTCTGGCGGATCTGTACCAGTTCGGCCGCGATGCGTTCGTCGCTCAGGACGTGATGGATCATCTGTCAGCAGCGCTGACAGACACGGAAAAGCAGATCATCAACGGCACGGCCAACAACGCAGACGGTTACACCGGCTTCGTTCAGGCACTGCCGTACAAGAACAGTCCGATGGTGGTGGACGCAACCGGCACGGCGAACGACACGCTCGTCAGCTCCGTCTACCTGGTGCGATCAACCGACGCTCTGGAAGACGTTGCTGTTGTCGGAAAAGGCACCGGCAGCAATCCAATGAATGCCAAGATTCAGTTGGATCTCGGTCAGTCCGTTGAGCAGGCTCTGGCGGACGATGACGGCAACCGTTATCCAGGTATCTACACGCCTTGCGAAGGCTGGCTCGGTCTGCAGGTTGGGTCTCCGTACTCAATCGCACGACTCTGCAATGTCACTGCACAGAGCGGCAAGACGTTGACGGATGCTCTGTTGGCTCAGCTCTGGGCAAAGGTCCCTGCCAGCAAGCGTGGCACTCCGGACAACTGGCGTTTCGTGATGAACGGCACTCTGCAGATGCAGCTTCAGCAGTCTCGCACTGCGACCAGCGAAAGCGGCAAGGATGCGGACATTCCAGAGAACTGGCAGCGGATTCCGTTCGTGATCACGGACAACGTCAGTGAGCACGAAACGATTCTCGCCGCAGCTCCGTAATCGTAGCCCGTTGTTGTGGCACGGTCTGAGACCGGCCACAACGAGGGTTCTGCTTTGCGACGTGCACACATCCCGACCTGAGACAGGTCGGGCTACTTTTTCGAAAGTCGGAACCGTGAACCTGAACGAACTGAATGAGACGATCAAGCGAATCGTGCCACTCGCCACCACAGTCGTGGCGGGACTCACGGACAGCACAGGGCTGTCTGGCACGCACGACGACACGCTGGCCGCAACCAGTGTGCCGGTCAACATCAGCGGTGGAGAAGCTCCGACCGAGGCGGAATTCAACGCACTGCTGGCGGTTGTGCGAGTGATCGCACAGAACGCGAGCGATACCGCACAGAAGCTGAACGAAGTCATCGCGGCCCTAAAAGCCGCGAACCTGATGGCCGAGTCCTGAGTTTGTGACCGTCAGTCGAAAGACGCCTTTCCATGTCGAGCATCACCCAGCAGATTCAGGCGGCTACCCGCAACGCACAGCGACAACTGCGCGGATCTGCTGCCACGTACTCGCGCGGAGAAACGACGGTCCAGCTACCTCTGGCAGTCCCGGCGAAATCCAAATGGGAAACGCGAGATGCTCGAAATCAGTTGGCGGTCAGTTTCTCGAATGACTGGCTGATCGATGACGGGGATCTCGGACTTACGCCACAGCGTGATGACAAGATCACAGTCACTCACAACGGACTCGTGACGGTGTATCAGGTTCTGCCGTTCGGATCTGAAGGGCGATGCTGGCGGTGGTCAGATCAGCCGGGCGGAACTCGCCGAGTCTACACGAAGCAGGTTTCCGAAGCGGAGGCGGAATCATGATCCTGACACTGGCCGATGCGATGGTTGCGGCTCTGAATGAGCACGACTGGGGCGACATCGAATTCACGGCAGAGCAGAAACTGCTGCCGGTTTTCGATCGTGACGTGATGGGTGATTCGCTGATCGTCGCTGTGGTCCCAGCATCCTGTGCAACGGCCGGCAGACTCGATCGACGGCGAAGCCGCAAGGAACTGGGCATCGACATCGGTTTCGCGAAGTTCCTGGACAACGCGGAAACCGGCACGGCGGAGCTGATCACGTTCGTCGAATCGGTCCAGACATTCGTGGACGAAGAACTGCAGCATCTGTCCGGACTGCAGTACCTCCGAAGCGAATTCGATCCGCTCTACGACTCGGTCGCACTGCGGGACAATAGTTTGTTTATGTCGGTGCTGGCTGTGGTGTATCAGAAGAACTGAAACCCATGATCGAAATCGCGTACCAATTCGACAGCAAGCTCCAGGAGTTCGCGAAGCCCTACAGGACTTCCGTTCGCCGATGGCTGAACTTTGTCGGCGGGTACACGAGGAAGGTTGCGAAGAACTCGCTGAAAAAAGCGAGACCGAAACGGAATGAAGGCGAGCTGACGGAGTTCGAACTGGAACGGCACAGGGTGCTCACTCGGCTGAACGCGGCCGAGGGCAAGGGACCTCCGAAGTTTCCTGACCGAGTCAGCAAACCCGGAAGCCCGCCGCTGCTGCATGGTGATCGATCGCCGCTGAAGCATCTGCTGAGGTACGCGGTCGATGAGAGAGAGAAAGAGGCGGTCATCGGTCCGGAGCGAGCGAAGACAGCAATCGCGGGAGACATCGAACACGGCCGAGGCGATCGACTGCCGAGACCGTTCATGAATCCCGCTCAAGAAAAAACCCGCCCCCGTATGGCCGCGTTTTGGGCCAATGCAATTCGATAGATCTGGAGACTGAATCATGTCCGACAACGGCCTGAACATGCACCTTTATTTTGACTTCGGTGGCCTCGGCGATGAAGAGATCACCGGAAACGCTGGCAGCGCTGGCTGGGACGAGTGCGACATCGTCGCAGACGTCACCGTCAACAACGGCCGCAACACGGGGACCGTCAAGAATCGCGGATCCGATACCGAGCGGAAACTGGCTGGCTTGAAGACTCGCAGCATCGACATCGAGATCACTCACGAACCCGGAGACGCGAACTTCGACGCACTGATCGCCGCTTATGAAGCTGGCGATGTGATCGGCGTCGCTGCCATGGATAAGACGATCACGACACCGGGAGCCATCGGCCTGCAGATGGACGTGATTATCACCGACTGCAGTCAGACACAGCCTCTGGAAGACAGCAGCAACTGGAAGCTGAAACTGGAACCCGCCGCCAAGACTGATCACGTGCCTGCTCACGTCACAGTGTCGGCGTAGTCTGCGATTGTCCGAAAACTGAACACTGAAAACCTTAAACGGAGCAAGAACCATGGCCAAGCAATACGAAACGCGCGATGTGCAGCAGAAGGTGAACAACGCGGACGGAACTCAGAGCGTCATCACCGTCACGGAACGTCGCCTGAAGAAGGCTCACGACAAGCAGATGAGCCGTCTGCACAGCCGCCAACGAGGCGCGGCTGCTGAGCAGCATGCAGCCGTCGAATCACACTTCGAACCGTCGGCAGTGTCTCCGAAAGTGGAGTCAGCGGCCGCAGAGGTGGAGGAAGTGGCGGTCGAGGCGACTGAAGACACGGAGGGCTGACGCCCAGCCGCTCGCCGGTCGAGTAGCCCGATCTGTCCTCAGATCGGGACTTCCTGCACTCTCGCCGATCTGAGACAGATCGGCCTACGGAGAACATCATGCACACTTTCACGGACAATCAGAACCGCGCTTGGAAGATCTCGATCGGTCTCGCCACTGCGCGGCATCTGAAGGAACAGACCGGCGGTCGAGTCGACTTCGTGCAACAGGCACAAACAGGGCAAGGCAAAGAAGTCTTTCAGGCACTCGCTGAAGACGTCGGACTTCTCGGCCAGGTCGCGTGGTTGCTGTGCGAAGCGCAGGCCGTGGAACGAGGTGTCTCAGAACTCGACTTCGCGGATGGCTTTGATATGGACGTGCTGGATCAATTCCAGACGGCGATGATCCGCGCGGCGATCGATTTTTTCCCGAGCCGCTCCCGTCCAGTGCTGCAGAAGGCTCTGGAAGTGGCGGAAAGAATCAGCGCAGAGGACACCGAGTTCGCAGTGAAAGAGGCGACCAAGCTGATGGCGGATCCGCACTTCGAAAAGATGATCAGGAAAACAATGCGTACACCTGGCGTCTCATCTGGGAGTGGGCCGGTTACGTCGGACTCAGACCTCGTGATCTCTTCGACACTCAACCCGAGCTGACACTTCGGCAACTCAAATGGATGGTGGACGGAAAACGGAAAGAAGACTGGGACCACACGGCGAGCCTGAAGAGTCAGCTCGCCAACATGTTCAAAGACAAGAACTCCCCGGCATTCATGCCAGACGAATTCCACCCGCTACGAGCCGCCAAAGCTCGTGAGAAAAAGAAGAAGTCAATCAGCGTGAACCAACTCACCGCCGCTTTCGTGGGAATCTAATGCGACTCTCCGAAAACCGAAAACCGAAAACCGAAAACCGAAGCCATGGCGTCCAAATCCGGAATTGAAGCAGGCCGTGCGTTCGTGAGGATGTTCCTCAACGACGTTGAGCTTCAAGCTGGGCTGAAGACGACAACGCAGAAGCTGACCGCCATGGGCAACGCCCTGGGCGATCTGTCGGCGAAGTTCGGGCGGCTGGGCATCGCGGCCAGTTTGCCCTTCGTCGCCGCGCTGGCTGCCTTCATTCCGTTCAGCGATCAGATGAAAGCCGTGGAGGCAGTGTCGACGGAGGTCGGAGTCACCTTTCAAGAGCTGGAGAACAAGGCCAAAGAACTGGGCCGCACAACGTCCTTCACGGCAACTCAGGTTGCTCAGATGATGACGGAGCTGGGCCGCGCTGGATTCAATACCGGTGAAATTGATGGCATGATCGCGTCGGTTCTGAATCTGTCGCGAGCCACTGGCACAGATGCAGCACTCTCTGCCGGAATCATGTCTGCGACGATCCGGCAGTTCTCGCTCGATGCCACCGATGCCACGCGCGTGGCGGATGTTCTCACCTATACCGCCAACAAGACCTTTAACACGGTCGAAGCGTTGGGCGAAGCTCTGAAGTACGCTGGCCCGGTCGCCGCGCAGCTCGGATATTCGCTCGAAGACACTGTTGCAATTCTCGGCACGTTGGGGAATGTTGGGATCCAGGGATCCGAAGCTGGTACGGCTCTGCGACGATTGGCCACACTCAGCGCGGCTGAAGCTCAGCGGATGCAGGCGATCTTCGGCGTGGCCTTTCAGGACGCCGCCGGCAATGCACGCCCGCTGGTCGATGTTCTCGGCGAAGTGGCGACGGCAACCGAGAATATGGCGAGCGGCGAACGTACCGCCAAATTCAATGAGGCCTTTGGGCTTCTCGGCATCACGAGTGCTCAGGTGATCGCTCAAGTCGCTGGCGACACTCGCAGACTGGCTGCCGAGCTGCAGAACGTTGAGGGTACCGCTGCCAAGACTGCCGCCGCAATGGATTCCGGAATCGGCGGATCGTTTCGAATCTTCATGTCCGCCGTGGAAGGCGTGGCC